GTTCTTGATGGTATTGATCTCAAGATTATCCGTATGCGATACAATCAGGATATGACACTAGAAGAGGTTGGCTCTGCTTTAGGGTTGAGCAAACAGGCAGTCTCTAAGAGGGAAACTGACGCACTTGAGAAGCTGAAACGTAGGTTGAAACAATTCGTGAATTGACTAAACCTAAAAAAAGCCCCTATTAGCAAGTGTAGACGTTAGTTATGACGTTAGTATCTATAATCTAATATTAGATACTATAACTAAAGGAGATAACGTAAGTGGACGATGATGAATATCTAGGTAGTCTGATGGCTAAGGTGGAGACATCTTCTGTCGTTGAATACTCTTGGCAGGAATGTGTAGAAGGCTTTAAGCAAGCTGACCGTGATATGGGAAGTGCCTTTCACCGTAAATTGGACTGGATGAATCGTGCAGCAGACTCTTATCTTGCTGAGAACAAAAAGATGTCAGGGTTTGTTGGCAAATTTGCTAATAGTTGTGGAATCTCTTACGATTATTCCAGCCAACTCAACCGTGTTAGAAATTCGGGTTGCAACCCGAAAAACTTTAGCTCGGATGCACTAAAAGCACTATTATCAGCACCAGAGGAGTTGCGGGAAGATATTGTGTCATCTGGCAAATCTATGACTTCGGAAGAGGTTCAAGAGGCCAAGAGGGATTATAAGGCTATTCAGGAAGAACCTGAGTATGCTGACATCTTTGAGAGGGTTCAACAGAATGAAATAACCCCACGAGAGGCTATTATTGAGAAACAGGCTCGTATGCCTGTAGAACGTGTCTATGATCTTGTCGATGCTATGAGTGCCATTACTGGAATTGCATGGCTCTACGTCAAGAATTACAAAGGCACTAGTGAAGATGCTGCCGACGTTCTCATCCAAGAGATTATCGGTGTGTGTGAAGACGGTGATGATATTGATCTTAGCATCGCCAAAGATCGTATTAAATGGTTCCTTGAGTTTAAGGAAGCCCTCGACTACGCAGAACCTGCACTACGAGAGTTTCTTACCGAAAAACCCAACCTGAAAATCGTGAAATAAGGATACTTGACTATGGCTAATACCAATGCAAACCAGTTCTTCGCAGAAGCAAAGCAGACCTGCCTCGACCTCGGATTTGTCCCAACTATCAAATCCGCTCGTCGTGTTCTAAAGACTGGTAAGAGCAGCCTGCGCAGCATGAAAAACTACTATGACCGCAAGGAAATCACTGACATCTCTGAAAAGCCCTACACCAACGAGTTTGGCGATCAGGAAGCCTTTGGTTCGATCTGTGAACGTAACCTTGAGTATGCGGAATCCTTCGTGGAAAACAACATGAAGAAGTTTCAGGGTGGTGTTAAGAACATGACTGATGCAACCCTCTACATTATGCGTCGTCAGCGTCAGGAACTTAACCGTAAAGGTTAATAGGAAGGAAGAGTCACATGTCAGATATTGCACATCAACCTTGTCCATATCCTGCGTGTGGCTCTTCTGATGCTTTCAGTTACAATACTGATGGTTTTGGGAAGTGCCACGCATGTAGCAGGTCGTATCCATCTCGTGAGAAGACATTCGAGTGGGCCGCAGAAAAATACCCAACAAAAGGAAAGAGCATGGTGACAGATGTATTCGATACATACACCCCCAAACGGATAGAAGCCCCCGACAGTGGAAAATACACCCCTATGCGTGGTATCACTGCACAGACTATGGAAGACTTTGGGGTTAAGACCTACCCTGACCGACAAGAGTATGTATACCCTTCCGGTGGAATTAAGGTCCGAACCCTACCAGAGAAAGGCTTCTACGCTAAGGCTGGTTTCAAGGGTGACGAACTGTTCGGTATGAATATGTTCACTGCTGGTAGTGCTAAGAAGCTGACCATCACTGAGGGCGAACTGGATGCCCTCTCAGTGGCACAGATGATGAAGAGTAGCTACATCAACCCTGTTGTGTCGTTACCCTCTGCTACGCCCTCTAAGAAGCTCTGGGACAAGTGTTTTGATTGGGTAAACTCTTTCGAGCAGATTATCCTGTCCATCGACAATGATGAGGCTGGTAACGAGGTTGCAGCTAAGATTGCCAAACTCTTTCCTAATAAAGTCTATCGGGTGGATCATAGCAAGTATAAGGATGCTAATGAGTTCCTAAAGGCTGGTGCTATCCAAGAGTTCAAAGGTGCTTGGTTTAATGCCAAGAAGTATACACCAGAGAACATCCTGAACACTTCTGACCAGTTCCTGAAACTTTATCAGGATACACCTAACCACCTATATGTTCCCACTGGCATCCAAGACCTTGACGACAAAATTCTTGGTCTTATGCAGGGTCACTTCACTGTCTTTAAGGCACCTACAGGTATCGGTAAGACAGAACTGATGCGGTATCTAGAGTTTACCTTGTTGAAGAAAGGTATCCCAATTGCTGCATGGCACCTTGAGGAAACTAAGCTACGATCCTTATTGGGTCTAGTGTCGTATGAGTTGAATGATAACGTGACCAGACGTGATCTTATTGAGGATAAGGGACGGGAAGTCGATGTGGTTGATGCTATCAAACGTCTGACTAAGGATGAACTGTTCTACCAGTTTTACCTACAGGATGGTGAAGGTGCAGAAGAACTGTGCGACCAAATCCGTTACTTTAGTCAGGCTTGTGGTGTTCGTTATGTCTTCTTCGAACCTATCCAAGATGTGATCGTAGGGTCCTCTGATGAGAGTAAGGAACAGATGCTTGCAGACTTGTCTGTCCGTCTGTCTAAGCTGGCGGCAGAGCTTAACGTTGGTATAGTAAGTATTGGTCATACTAACGACAATGGAGACTTCAAGTATTGTCGTATGATCGGTCAACGTGCATCTGTTATCGTCAACCTACAACGTGATAAGGACTCGACAGACATGCAAGAACGTAATACTACACACCTACACGTCGAGAAGAACCGTCCCACTGGTGAGGTAGGCCAAGCTGGTAAGATGCGGTTCAATACTGAGACGTTTACTTTGAGAGAGGTTCTATGACAGTATTCGACATTGAGACTGACGGTCTTTTAGATGAGATGACCAAAATCCATGTCCTTGCTTGGATGGGTAACGATGGTCAGGTTCACCATACTAGCGACTACGAGGCTATGCGTCTGTTCTTCACAGAGGCTGACACTCTTATCGGCCATAATATTATCCGCTTTGACATCCCCGCAGTGGAAAAGATTCTGGGGATCAAGGTGGAAGCTAAACTAGTCGATACTCTTGCTCTGTCGTGGTATCTTAACTTCGACCGTCCTAAGCATGGCCTTGAGGGCTATGGGGAGGACTATGGTGTCCCTAAACCAGTTATCAAGGACTGGAACAGCCTGACGTATGAAGAGTATGCTCACCGATGCTCTGAGGACGTTAAGATCAACTCTCGGCTATGGAAAGACCTATGGCATAAGCTAAACAAGCTCTATCAAGACGAAGGTGATATGGACCGCTTTATCCAGTACCTGTCCTTCAAGATGGACTGTGCTCGTGAACAGGAAGCCCTCCAGTGGAAACTTGACGTAGAACGCACACAAGCCGCCTACGACGAGATTATGAAACTTAAGCAGGAGAAGGAAGAGCAACTAGCAGATGCCATGCCACGGCGTGTTCTAACGGCTGTTCGGACTAAACCAAAAGTCATGCACAAGAAGGATGGTTCTCTTTCAAGTCATGGTGAACGATGGACCGCACTTTGTGCAGAGAATAAGATGCCAATCTCCGCAGAACAAATGACTGTGGTTACTGGGACTGAACGTGCAAACCCTAACTCGAACGACCAAGTAAAGGATTGGCTATATAGCCTTGGCTGGAAGCCTAAGACTTGGAAGTTCCTTCGTGATAAGGTAACTGGAGATGAAAGAAAGATCGAACAGGTTCGTAAGGATGGTGAACTCTGTGAAAGCGTTCTTGACCTCGCTGACGTGGACCCCGCTGTTGGCATCTTGGATGGTCTTACTGTGCTTACTCACCGTGCTGGCATTCTTAAATCTTTTCTCGAAAGTGTCTCACCAGATGGGTATCTAAAGGCAGAGGTGGCTGGGTTTACTAATACTTTACGCTTCCGTCATGCAAAGCCTCTGGTGAACCTACCGTCAGTCGATAAGCCATATGGTGATGTTATCCGTGGGGTGCTTACATGCCCCGAAGGATACACCCTCTGTGGGGCTGATATGACCTCTCTGGAGGATACTACTAAACGACACTATATGAAGCCTCTGGACCCTGACTATGTAGCTGAGATGTCTCGTGAAGGGTTTGACCCACACCTCGACTTGGCTAAGTTTGCTGGGGATGTGACACAACAAGAGATTGACGATTACAATGCTGGTAAGCGTCCTGATCTTAAGAAGTTGCGTAAGGCTTACAAGGTTGTCAACTACAGTGCCACATACGGCGTAGGAGCACCTAAACTGGCTCGTGAGACTGGTATGTCTGAAAGGGATGCAAAGAAGCTACTGAATGCCTTCTGGGACCGTAATTGGGCTATCCAGAAGATCGCAGGTGGTCTTCGTGTTCGGGAACTATTTGGGACTATGTGGTTGCAGAACCCAGTTAGTAAGTTTTGGTATCAGTTGCGTTCTGACAAGGATCGCTTCTCTACCTTGAACCAAGGCACTGGTGTGTTCTGCTTTGACAGTTGGGTTGCTATGTGTCGTAAGAATGGTTTGCAGACCATAGGCCAGTTCCACGACGAGGTAATTGTCTTAACCAAGATCGGAGATGAGGAGTATACAACACGGATTATGAAGGAAGCTGTCGGTAAGCTGAATACTAAGTTGTCGTTGAATGTTCCTCTAGGGACAGATGTTCAATTCGGTAACACATATGCAGCAATTCACTAACTATTGTAACATTTCGTGAACTGACAAAACACGAAAAAAGCCCCTATATAGTATATACCTACTAGGCAAAAGGAGATGAACATGCCTACTTACAACATGGAAATGGTGCTCGAATGGGCACGGGTTTTCCCAGAAAATGCTGATATGGGTAACCCTGACGGGCCTCGTGCAGCACAAGCTATCCACAAGAAGGGTGGTCAATATGTAGTAAATGCTTACTTCACTGACGAAGCTCAGATTGATAAGCTACTGTCCGAGGGTCTTGACCCGTCCCCAATGAACTCGCAGCGTATTCTTGAGGGTAATTCGGGATATGGCATTGGTAAGTTTATGAAGATGAAACGTCAAGTTATTGACGACATCAAAGAGTTTGAGGGGAAGGGTGGAACACAAGTAGTAAACTATGGTGGTCCAATCACTGTCCTCAACCTTACAAATGGGATTGAGAATAAACGTGACTGGAGCCTTGAGGAAGATGGACTAATCGGTAATGGCTCTAAGGCCATTGTTCAGTTCCAGACCTACGCAAATGGTGCTGGTGTTCGTGTAATGGGTATCGCTGTTACTGACCATGTAGCTTACGAAAGTAACTCTGGTGGCAATGATGGCCCATATCGTAACCTGTTTAGTAAAGAGGAAGCTGCTTAATGCGTATTGATCTCGAAGCATACTTCGACAAGGAAGATGATGGTATCGGTGGTAGTGTTCGTGTATCTCGTGACGATGTATACACCTTGGAACAGGTTGCCAGTGCAATGAGAGATTTTCTTCTTGGCGCAGGTTATGACTACGTTGAAGATGTAGGCTTCTCCAAAAACGATGGAACAATGGTGTGGGGTGAAACACTGTGACGAAAGTGCTGATCGACGGTGACATCGTGGCCTATCGGTCAGCATTCCACGCACAGGATAAATCCCTGAAAGCTGCGATAGACAAGGTAGACGAGTTAATCAACACGATCCTACAACGAACCTTGTTTGTCGCAGCCCCACATGAGTATCAGGTCTACCTGACAGGTAAGGGAAACTTTCGGTTTGATATTGCAAAATCTTACGAATACAAGGGCAATCGTAAGGATACTGCCAAACCGATACACCTTACTGATGTTAGGGAGCACCTGATTAAAAAGTGGGGTGCTATTGTTAGTGATGGGGAAGAAGCAGACGATCTTATTGCTATTGAGGCGACACGATATGGACCATCTACTATCGTTGCCTCTATTGACAAAGATATGCTGCAAATTCCCTGTCGCCACTATAACTTCGGTCGTGATGAGTGGTATACAGTTGATGACTTTGGTGGTTTGAAGTTCTTCTACAAACAAATCTTGACTGGGGATAATGCTGATAACATTGTTGGTCTCTATCGTATTGGACCTGCTAAGGCAGAGAAAATACTAGAGGACGCCAAGGATGAGCAAGACCTCTGGGATTCTGTTATGAAGGCTTATGGTGGTGACATTGAACGTGTAGTTGAGAATGCTAGGCTGTTGTGGCTAAGGCGAAAAGAAGGAGAGCTATGGCAACCCCCACAAAAGCGAGAGGGTTGAAGCATGGTTACCGTTCTGGTTTAGAGGATAAAATCTCTGATCAGTTGAAGGGGTCTGGGGTAAAGTTTACTTACGAGTCTATGAAGATTACTTATCATGTAGACGAACTAAGGAAATACACCCCAGACTTCATTCTTTTTAACGGTATCATTGTGGAGACTAAGGGTCGGTTTACCGCTGCTGATAGGAAGAAGCACCTTTTAATTAAGGAACAATGTCCTGAGTTTGACATAAGGTTTGTCTTTAGTAACTCTAAGGCTAAGTTGAATAAGGGGGCAAAGAGTTCCTATGGAGATTGGTGCAACAAATACGGTTTTCTTTATGCTGATAAAGAAGTCCCAAAGGAGTGGCTCAGTGAAACTTTTTGATATGGTACCATCAATCAAGGCTATGCCTTATACGGCAGAGGAAATTAACAACCATGAGAGTGCGCATCGTATTTGGGCAACTATTGCTCAGTGTAAGCAAGACACTCAAGAGATGGTCACTCAGGCTTACGAACGAGGTCTCTGGGCAGGACGACACGACAGAGAGTAAGATACTAATCTGGGGTATCTTAGATGGCCCCTTTAGTAGTGATGACTTCCCAGAGGAAGACCTGTATGAGATGGGCATCCCTGATGACTGGAATTATATGATTGTCGCCCATGTGCAAACTGGTGGCAAACTTGGTTCCATGAATTTTTGGTATGAAACTCTTGACGAAGCCTATGACGTTATTAACTACTTCAAGAATAATATCGAACCTCTGGAGGTAGACGACAATGGGTAAGCGGTCTGCGTTTGATAGGGTTGAGAGGGACTACTACCCCACACCTATCGAAGCTGTGGAGCCACTGATCGACCACCTGCCTTATGGCACGTTTGATTATATCGAACCTTGTGCTGGTGACGGTCGGTTGGTGGCTCATCTGGGACACCTTACTGATGGGAATGCTCAGTGTATCTTTATGTCTGATATTGAACCTAGGGCAGAGGGAATTTATCAGAATGACGCACTAGATATATACCTTCCTGAAGGTGTTGCAGATTATGTTATCACGAACCCCCCGTGGGATAGAAAAATACTGC